TCCACCATCGAAGTCCTTAACCGATCGGAACTTCAACGATTTTAACGTCCAGAGATTCGTGAGAAATTGCTCAAAATCATTCATATCGGTCAGGAACCGACAGAGATAGAAGAAGTAGAAATCCCCAGTGATTAAGGCTCCCGCCGTTGGAGCTGACGCAAACGTAATCGTTCGATTGAAGTTGGCAAGAGTAACAGCGGTGGGCGAGCCATTGACATAGAATTGATATGGTTTCGTCGCATTAAGCCCGCCAACAGGTTCGGACAAGCTCGATGACCCACCCCCAAGAGTTCGAATGATCTGAAACGTAGGACTGACTCCATCCGCAGTCGCAATTACTTGCGCCGTGCGGGAATTGTCTGTTGGATCGTCGTAATAGAACCGGCTGTATTGCCCAGAACAGGCTAGAAAAACGGTCTGAATCTCTTCCAATTGTAGATAATCTTTATGTTGATTGTAAATGACCTGATTCTCCGTCTGGGTCAACAACGCCTCGTACGTCAACTCAAATTCCCAAAGCGGAAATGCCTGCTTAACCGAAGTAATCTCCCGTCCACTTACTGACTGCGCAACTGCTGCTCCGAACGTAGGCTTTTTCCTAACCGAAAACCCATTCAGGGTCGGAAGGACTGGAACTGTGGCAAGGAACATTGGCATTGGAGTTACATCTGCTGGATCGAGAAGTTGCTTCTAACAGCGTTACTATAGCCAACGTTAGTTGAAAACCCTGCAATCGGCGGGGCGAAAGTAACCGGGACATTTGTTCCGTTGAATGTCTTTCCCGCATTGGTAAGGACAAGGTTACTGTTGTCCCCAGCGTTTAACGCCGCAGCATTGTAGGCGGAATAGATCGAAACAAACCCGGTTAAACTCGGATTAACAAAAGCACTTTGGCCGAGGTTTACCGTTCCGACTCCAGCACTCATCCCAGCTCCATGAGACGCCCCACAGATCATGAACAAGTTTCCCACCAGTCCCATTACTGCCAAATCGGCTCCGAAGGCGTTTGTAACCGGGTTTCCGTTTAAGTTTCCTGCAATATCCCCTGCCCAGCCAGGGGCGGGAACGGTTCGAGTCACATTTCGAACCCAAAGTTTATGATTGATCGTATCTAATGCAAAGCCGAAAACCTCCCCTACCGCTGCCGGGCAGCCTTGAGGAATGCCACCCATTCGAGTAGGACTTCCCCAACCCGGACAGGTTTCCGTTGAGTCTCCAGCCCGAGCAGTTATAAACGCTCCGCCTGGCCCCTGAGCAATGTTGATCGCTGTTGCCACGGTTCCAGTGAGCGGAGTCGAGGCCAAACAAACCCCGCACAGAACTCCATATCCCGCCGTACCGTCCCGACCAGCAGTATCGACCGTCATCTCCCAGTAATACTTCCCAGGAGGCAGAACTCCCGGTGGAGTCACTGGAATCGGCGGATCAAGAGGATTAGTCCAAGGCGGAAGCGATCCCTGACCGGCAGCATGGAGAAGTATCGAGCGGAATCTGAGTCCCTGTTGAAGCCAGCGACCATACATAAATTCTTCAAACTCTGCGTCGTTCGTAATGAACCGACAGAGGTAGTAATAGGAAAACGAAATTGTGACTGTCGCTCCATTTGCCGGTGGGGTTGTAAACTCTAACGTGGTTAAATCGGCACTGATGGTCCAGTTTCCAGACTCAGGAACCGCCACATCGTTGACGAAAACCGTTACAGACTCTCCAAGGTTAATTCCCCCAACTGGTTCGGTATATGTAAGAGAGTTAAGCGTAATGGTTCGAAGAAGCCGAAAGTTCTGCGTCGACCCATCGCCTAGGCCCAGGGGCTGTTTCGTCCGACTTGCATCACTTGTATCAGTAAAGTAAAAGAACCCATACTCCCCTGAACAGGCCGCAAAAAGCCCCATGAGTTGTTGAACGTCGGTCTTTCCAGAGAAATAGCTGAAGGGAATCGTGTTCTGGGTCTGATCCCGAAGAATCTCATAAACCAGTTCAAACTCCCAAACGGGAAGATACTGTTGAAAGTTCGTTACTTCTCGCCCAGATTTGGGGGTTTGTACTGTAGTCGCAAACGTTGGCCGCTTATGGATTGAAAATCCGTTCAACGCTGGCATGACCGGAAAGGTCATCTTTTACGCCGCCCGCCAACCATTACGGACTGCATTCTCAACGTGGCCCATCAGGGCATTCCCATGCTGGCGAAGCAGGGCATCAAATGCGCTTCGGGATGCGTAAGGATGATACCCCGTCACGTTAGCGTTGTAGTTCAGCACCGCACCAGGTTGGTTATTATTCGTATACTGCTGCCGGCTAATCATGTTCTGAAGCCCAGTCGACAAGTGCGCCGGAAGTACCATTTCCTTTGGATGAAGGATCGAGAGTCCACCACCCGAAATCATCCCACCAGCAGCGGAAGGTACAATTCCGCCCTGTTCAAACAACATTCCAATCAGCGGAATAGATTTGAAAATTCCTCCAATCCCACTTCCCACCGCAGCAGACGATTGCGCGGTTGAGTTCGCTGTGGTGGCAGTTGTATTCAGAGTCGTTGCAACCGTGTTCGCGGTATTTGCCCCTTGCAACAACGTTGTCACGCTCGACGTTGCTTTCGCCGCATCGCCAAACAGGCCGAGCGAAGATCCTGCGGTTCTGACAAAGCTCGTAAGCTGGGTAATAACTCCAACTGCTCCCAGAGCCGCCCGAGCAGTTGGCGAAAGTTGCCGACCAAAGATCGAAGCCGCCGAGGCGGCGATGCCGAGACCTTGAGTCAAGAGCCCTAAATTACTCGTCATGGAAGACGTAGTAGAAGCCGTTCCTGTCCCTGAGCCTTGTTTCTGGGTGTTCTGACTGAGGGCTTGCGTATTCTGAGTAATAGCTTGTTTCTGCTGGTCGGAGGTCTGCTGAAGCGTTGCAACCTTATCGCTAAGTTGCTGATTGGTAGAAACTACGTCCGAATTTCCTTGAGTGACACCTTCTTGAATGGCGACCTGGCCGACAGAGTACGCTTCCTTGTTTCCTTGCTCAACTCCTTGGGCCACCGAACTCGGATCGACCTTAACCGTGTCCGTATAGTTCGGCCGCCGGAACGTGAGGTTGGAAATGTCCCGAGTCTCTTCCCCGGCAGGGTTACTTGCTGCTCCCTGCATGTGGGAGGACATAACCGGAACCCGCCCGCCAGAAACTGGGCCAGTGGCGAACCCTACGTGACCTGTATCGCCCCAGCCACTCGGCGGAGCATAGAAAACATCCCCTTTTCTGACATCATCCGGAGAAACCGGAGATCCGTAATTCTTGAAGCTCGAAGCAAGTCCTGAACCGGAACCTTGGACTCCAGCCTTCTCCAACGCTTGATTGACTAAAATCGCACAATAGTTCTTGAGCTTCTCGCCCGTATGAGTCAGAGCTTCGCTGACCGCCGCAGAGGCTTGGGAACTTGGAGAATCTAAACCCAGTTGATTATCGTTGCTTGCTCCTCGACTAAACCCGCCTGGAACTCCCCGCTTATCTGCCAGCCCAACCAACGCCGAACTGGCTTTGGCAAATTCCTGAACAGAGTTCTTAAACAGTTCCGACGCTTTCGACTGGGCGTCGACGGCCTTTTGCATCTTGTCGGAAACGCCTTTCAGCGCCTCCGTACCTGTCGACTCTTTCGTCAACCCGAGCTTGTCGCCAATCGCCCGACTCAGAACCGCACCGATGCCCGTGTCGGTCATGCCCTCGGTTTTGACACCAAGAACACTCGCAAGTCCCTTCCCAGCGTACTGTGATCCTAAATGGCCAAGTTCCGTTGTTATCGACTTGACGATGCTTTTTCCAAATTCCTGGAACGCTTGCTGTCGAGTCTGAGACCTTGTGATCCCTGCATCGAGGAGTCTTTCCATCGCCGTTCCAACGGAATCAAACATCGTCTGGAACGACTTGAGCTTCTTCGTATTTTCGGCTTCGATGGCTTGAGTCAGTTTCTCTTGTGCCTGAAGCTGTTTCTCAGCATCTTTCTGATAGAGTTCCGCCAGGTGATCGTAGAGCCGGACCTTTTGAGCTTCTGTGAGTCCGTTTGTTTTTAACTCCGCCTCGACCCGACGCTCCTCTTCCGCCATGACGGTTTGGGTAAATTCAGCCTCTTTCGCCGCCATCTGGTCTTTCGACATGGCGTGCTGGGCAACTTGAATCTCTAGCGCCGCATGGTTTGCCTGGATGCGCAGGTTGTCCTGACGCTCCATCGAGGAATTAAACTCAGTAACTCTCGTAAACGCCTGGGACTGGGCCGATTCTAAGTCACGAACCTTTTCGCGCTCAATCTGAGCATTAACGGCCGGAGCCTGTCCGGTGCGAACAGCGGCTTGACTCAACCTCGCATACGCTGCGAGAATTTGATCTACATTTCCTTTTGCTAACTCTACTTCCGCTCGTGCATTGTCCCTGGCTTCTTGGAAATTCTTATTGTTGAGTTCCCGTCTCAGGTTGGCCAGTTTGATTTCTTGCCGACCTATTTCCTCTTTAGCAGTTCTACCCGCAGCAACGCCCGCTTTAATTTCTGCAAGCGCATCTTCTTCCGCCTTGATCCGTGCTTGTGTCCCACGGGCTTCTTCTGCCGCTACCGCGTGTGCATTATCAATCTTTATCCGCCGAGTCTCATCCGACTGTTTCCGTTCCGCTTCTTGAAGCGCAGCCTTTGCCTGTTGAACACTTGGATCTTGACTCGGATCGCCACCAGGAAGGCGAATTTCCGACATCCGCCTTGCTTCGTCGAGCCGTTTCTGTGCTGCCTGGGTTTGAATGGCTAGGTTAGCATGTTGCGCCTGTGCCTCAGCATTGATCCGATTCATTCGGAGCTGATGTTCGTTCTCCTCACCAGATTGAGTCTGCTTCCTCTGGTCGGCTTCTAAGTTCTTTACCGCATTGGCCGCCCGCTGCGCTGCAGTCGGATCACCATACTCTCCAACTTCGCCAGCAAGCCGAGACACCCCCGCCTGAGCGTCCTTAATTCGATTCAGCGCCGTTACACGATCGTCAAGACTTCTATTTCCCGTCTTGATTGCGTCCGCTTGTGCCATCATCTCGCCGATGTTCTGGCGAGTAGATTCGTTCAGATCTTTCGTTGCGTCGTGAGCCTTCGCAATCATTTCCGCGGTGGTATTCATGGCAGGATTAAACGTCCCACCAAGCCCCGTACCGCCGTCCATAAACGCGCCGGACAACTCAACAAAACTATTTTTAAGTAGATTCGTCTCTCTTCCTGCCTCCATAATTTGGCCCTTGCCAAATTCGGAGACAACAAGTCGGTAAGCCTGAGCCACGTTCGTAATCGTTCGAACAGTCTCAGAAAGCGTCATTCCATTCGAACGGATAACGCCTTCTAGTCCGCGTTGGCCTTCAACAAACTTGGCCGCCGCTTCGGGACCGTGCTCTAACGCCTTCAAAAACGGCTCAATTGCTTTCTCAGCAGAAACGTTTTTCAGTCCAGCTAAGGACTGTGCAAGGGAAATTATCTCTGTCCGGGTTTCCTGAGTCGCAGCGGGGAGTTTCGTAGCAAGTTCGACCTGAAGGTCTTTAATAGTTCCGGCGTATTCGTTACCTGCTGCCTTTGCTGCGTCAAACTCTTTTGCAATATCGCTTCGAACTTGCGGACCAGCGCCGAGTCCTTTTAAGGCCAACTCAGCAGCGGTGTCGCGAATTGAAGCTATGCGCTGATGGGCTTGTTCAGCAGCATAGGCGATTGCACCCAATGCTGCCACACCTGCAACAGCAACCGCGCCCCACGGAGTCATCAGAGCATTGATGCCTTGCTGCAACAGCCCTGTGTCTCGCAAGAAGGCCGTTGCCGACGCAGTCATAGCCCCGCGTTGGCCACGCTGGAACTCGTCGAACAGCGCAATAACATGCCGCATACCTTGGCCCATACGATTTGAGCCATGGTCGACATTTTCTACTAACTCCTTAAAACTCCTTTCATAACCGTGGATGTTTTCAGCAGCGTTTTTTGGAAATAGAAGATCCTCTACCCGACTTGCAGAAAGACTGGACTGTGCCTGCATATATCGCTGAACGCGTTCCTGCGCCGCCGCGAGTTCAGTCGTTGCACGAATCTGTTCTCTAATTGCAGTAGTTTGCCGTTGGTAATAAACCTCTCCTGCATGTTCGCCATACTTGCGAATAATGGAGTCGTGCTGCACTTGAAATTTTCGAAGTTCATTCGATAAATTTCTAACAACACTTGACGCATCGTCCTGGGCACTAAGTTCAATTCTCACGTTATCAGGCACGATCAGGCGTCCTTCACAGCGTTGGTCAACTGCTCAACGATCCAGGGCTTGGAGTCAAGAAGATACTGATTCAAATGCTGGGCGGCCTTGGGGAAAGGATGATTAAGCACCTTCGGGGCGAAGACAATCTCTCCGGACTTGGAAAGAAACCGAAGCACTTTAGCTTTTGTTGGAAAGATGGCATAAACGCCAGGCTTGTCTTCAGCTTCGATGAAACCGACAACTGTCGATCCGATTTCTTCCACCCCAGACGTTACCAGTTTCGGATCAAGGAACTTCAGCGGAACCTGATCCTTCATCCCTGCTCGAAGCTGGTCGAAAATATCCTCGTACTTTTTCTTGAGTGCGTTTCGAATAGCTGCTGGGAGTTTGTCCAGGTGAAAAATAGCTTCTTCCGCAATGACCCGAACGGTTATCATTTCTTTTTCGCCGCTTCCTCAAACCCTTTGATAATGTCGAACATCATTTTTGTGTTCTCGACTGCAGCCTTATGCTTGGCTTCAGGAGCTTTATACCCCAACTGTGCGGCAAGAAGCCAGTCTCCTGGAGGATTATCTGTCCAAGCCTTATGAAAAAGCTGGTAGTCCTTCAGCGTTACGGTTCGCTTGAGGTATCGGAGGTCTGGAATTCGGAAAGCGACGGCGAGTTCGGCGGCGATTCGTCCGATGTCCCAGTCCCAGGGCTCGCCCCGGCTTCCTCCGATGCTAAAGGGTCGGTAGCAGCAGCGTTCTCAAACCCGCTGAGGGCCAGCAGTTGGTTAAATGCCGGCGTAATTCCATTTGCTTCCTTGACCGTACAGGACTTCATCCATGCTTCGGACATGGGAAGGTAGTTGTCAACATTCCCCATCTTCCGGGCTATGATTCTCAGGACCGTCGAGGCATATTCGGTCCAATACATATCGGAATTGAGGGCTCGAATATCTTCCCTCGATTGTTCCAAGTCCCACAGACTGAGGGCGGGAACGCGAATTTCCCTGCCCCCAATCGTGAACGGAACATATTCCCCAACGCCAAGAGTGGCGCCGGTTTGTCCATCGTCGTGTCCGTTTCCGTTTCCATCGGCCATGATAGAAGCTCCGGTTAAGGTTTCAGATTCAGACTTAGTTGCTGGTGTTCCAGGTGCCGACGTTGCCGCTCGCGTCTGCGAATGCCGAGAAGTCGATGTCCTGAAGCACGTAGTCGTCGATCCGAGTCGGGAACGTGAGCCGGCTCGAAACGCATTTGTTCAGGACCAACACGACCTGATTCCCCTCGAACTGCTGGAACAAGGTCGCAGCGAACTGGGGAGTTGTCCCCATGAACGGATTGCCGATCGCGATGTTGAACCCGGATGAAACGTGATATGTGTAGTTCACGCAGAAGGCAGACCCAGCATCCGCGGTGGCGAAGACATAGACCCCGGTGGAAGGATTCCAGTTGTATTGTCCGCTGCCGGGCGCCCCGGTAACGTAATTCAACTGGTTTCCGCCCGAGAGGTAGAATGCTCCCTGGTCGACGAGTGGTGTCGAGCCCGAGTTCGCCACGGTGTAGGAGAAGCCCGAGGTTCCCGCCGCGACCGACTCGTTGTAGGCGTATTTCAGCGCCCCAGTGGCGAGGGTCTGACCGAAAAAGATCTCGTTATACATCGAGCCCTTGATTTCGGCGACCTTCGCCTTGCCCGTGATCTTGGTCTTGCCGCGCGCGACGTCGATCGGGAACTGCTGCGTCGCGAACAGTTCCTTAATATCGCCGGCAAATTCCAAGTCGATATTCTGAAGGGCACCGAATCGAACCGGGGTCTGATTCGCGATGTCATTTCGCGACCCCGTCAAGATGCCTGAACCAAATCCGAACTCCATCGTCGTCTCCCAAGTTGGGGTTGCGAAATTGAAACCGTGTCTGTTACTGAACCTTGCCCAGTTCCTCCTTCAGATACGTCCGCAGGGCATTGAGCGAGCCCATGACGTGGTTCCAGGCTTCAGTCGCCTGGGCCAACGGAGAATTATACAAGTGGCCGCTGGTCCACTTTCTGATTGCCTCCTCGATGGCGGAATTCGTGTCAGGTGCCGACGGCGCCGCCGGGGCTGATTCTGTCGGCGCCGCATCCTCGCCATATCCCGTCGTGGTTTCTGTCTGAGTCACATCCGTTGGCCCCGGCCCCGGCGTTGTGCCATCGTCTGGAATGATCCGAGTCTCGGGGTTTGTTCCGTCCGACATCTCATTCTCCTTTATGGAAGTAGAATCCTAATCGGCATGATCAAAAGCGCCTGGTTGTCAATGTCTCCAGGATCTCTAATGAACATGCCATCTCTACGGTCGATGCGACACCAACCGTTATTGGGAGTCAACAAACCTCCCAAGGTAAGCTCGTTCCGAAACGGATCGTCAGGTTGAAGAACCGTTTCAATGGCGGTTTCCATCAAGTCGAGAAGGTCATCGCCAACAATAGATTCCTCTCCGGTCGGCGCATAGCACCAAACACCCATGTTCAGAAATCGACGGGTCAAACGTCCCGTTCCATACTGTTCATAAGTCTCATGATGCTGAACCAGAAACATCGCCGGCTGGTTGCTCGGATCAATATTGTTAAACAGCTTCAACCGGCGCGAAGTTTGCGCCCAAGTCGTAAAGCCGTTGATCGGAACCGAAAACGTAGCCGATTGGAGTCGGGTAAACAAGGCGCTCTTTATGGCGGCCCGATCGACTGGAAGTCCGGGCATCAGGCGATCTCTCGCTCGGCATGGGCTTGGGCATACTCGGAAGCCTCTTCAACAGGCATACACCTTTCCCCATCCCAACGAAACCTCACTTCATCAATGATGACTTCAATCCTGGCGCCTTTGGAAATGACTTCGGAGAGGTACGCCTGAACGTGGGAGTTTTTCCACGCCGCAGGGTATGCTGGATCGACCTGGACATAAAGCAAATGCGGATCGTCCCGATCAAACGGCCCAAGAACCACATGGCACATATCGGGCCGAAGCATCCGACTGCCACGTTTGGTTTCATCCTCAAGTCCCTGAGACGCGAGCCAAACGCACTTCCATTGATGGCAGGCGGTGAGTTTCGGGTCGGTTTCTTTTTCCCTATGAACCGCACAGCCGCCGTGGAGTCCCGTGTGCCAACACAGCATCCGAGCAGGTTTGCCGATGTCAGGGACAGCGAGAAGTTTGCAGCAGAGATTGCACGCGCCGCAATCAGCCATTGACTAATTCCGGCCGAGGAACCAGAAGGCCGCTTTTTGTGGTTCTTTGGGCCTCAACATGTTTATGGACCATAGTTCCGAAGCTGTTCACGAGTCCTTCGACCGTGGCTGCCCTTGCCCCAGCGGGCTCGATCATTGCGACCACAGAAGCGAGATGGTTCAGAAACATCTCGACCACGTTGTGGGTTGGAACTCCAACCTTCAGCGCCTCTCTCGCCCCCGCCGCGATCGAATGCTCAAGAGGATCGAGAATGAGTTTTCCTATATTCCCAGGAAGCTGAACAGGTTCCGGGCTAGTGTCATTGGCCATGACTACACCGCCGCTCCTATTGCTGGAGGAAGAACAGAAATATACGCGCCGAGACTTCTGTTCACATAGTCATTCAGCGCGGTGTCGGTATAGGCGATCGTCTCCTGTCCAGCAAGACTCTTAGATCGGACACCGGCACGAGTCCGATAGCTTGCCCGGTCTGCAATTACTTCCAATGCAACCTGTTCGATGTCGTATGGGATAAATCCGTAGGAAAGAAGTAGATTCTGGCTCGCATCGTCAACAGAAAATTGATAATACAAAATCGGCATCAACCCTTCCGGGTTCGGTGGAACATATTGGCCAACAGTCGGCGAGTCCGCCACTGGAACCAACGCCACCCCGGTATCGGCATAAACGACTCCCTGATCGCTCGCCCAATTTCCCTGAGGAATTAAAGGCGTGATTTGATACGTTGTCGCATCAACCGTTCCAGGTTCATCAGTGATTTGATACCCGGCAGAGTAATTGACAACTACGTTCTGCCTTCCGCCCCAATACCTTGTTCCGACCAATTCCAAAACCGCCGGATTTCCAGGAGGTATTCCATTCCAAGGTTGATAGCGAAAGCCAAAACAGAAGCCAGGTCCGTCTCCCTCCTGAGCCGCCTGAGAAATAGACTGGCCAGAGACAGACAAAGTCGGTAGGCCCAGAACCGGATAATTTGGAAGAACGAGTTGCGCCGTTCCGGTTCCGTCGAACTGTTCGGAATAAGCTCGGGGTAAAAGGCTCGTCCGGTTCAAGATCGACCGAATCGACATCGAAGCCCGAGTAATAAGCGGCGCTAAGACAGCATCACTCGGAAGTGGGTCAACCCAAAGCCTCGCTGCTGAGAGAGTTGTCAAATCGCCGCTTGCCAGAGTCATGGAAACTTAGCCTTTCTTGCGGGAAGAAGTCTCAACACCGATCATGGGAGTTTCGGAAGAGGCTTCCGATGTTTCCGTTCCCTTCTGCTCCTGCTCGAACTTGAAGTTGTTCAGCTCCGTCTTGGCTTCATGAAGCTGAAGCATCAGGTCAGAAACCCTCACGTTCAGCTCCGCAATGCTTCCTCGCAGGTCGGAATTTTCATTCCGCAAGTTCTCGTTCGCAATCGCGAGATCGGACGTTGCTGTGGTCAGAGCCGTCGGCGGCAAATCATCCGGATGATCGACCGGAGGAACCCGAACAACACATTTCGTCAAGTCGATCAGACTCGGAACCAGATGGTCCGGTGCCCGAAAATATCCGTGCTTCTCTTCGTCGTGGACCTCCGCAACGAAGTTCATCTGCTCAACGGATACTTCCGTGACACCTTCTGGGAACATCATCCACATCGAAAATCTCCTTGGCCATGATTAACAGAAAGAGAAGTAGGACCTAGAAAGACCAGCCGCGAAACCAGTCTAGAACACCATCGTGCCGCTGCTCGGGTTCTTGTTCGTCAGCAGCGCAAAGCTCGGCGTGAAGTAGATCGGGAACGTCTCGTCGACGTACACGCCGTATTCATACCGCCGAGTCGACCAAGGCCACTGGATCTGATAGTAGTCCTGCCGAACCTTCGCCTCGATCAAGTTGGCCACACCCGAGAGTTCGTAGGGCGACCTGTCCGACCAGAAGATCACGGTCCCGGGCGGAACGTACGGATGCACTTCGACATCGAGCGTGTTGCCGAAGAATTTGTTGTGGTAGGAGGTGATTCTCCGACCTGCAACGATCCGTCCGGTTTCCTGGTCGGCGTCGAACAAGATGCGGAAGCTCGACGCGTTGGCGCTTTGGGCCAGGAACGCACCCCAGATGTCCGCGGTCTCAACCGACGACACCAAGATCCGATCATAGCCGAGCTTGTACTGGTCGTAAGCGGCGCGCAAGATCGCATCGAATTCGAGGATATTCGTCCCCGAGATCGTGACCCCAGTGTTGCCCGAACCCATCGTGTAGATAATCGAGCCGCTGGCCGACAACGTAATCCCCGAAGGCAGAATGGGATTGGTCGCCATCGCCGTTCCGGGCGCCGCGCCAGTGATCGAGCCAACGATCTGGGTCAAAACCCCGTCCGGGATCAGGATATCGGTCGAATTGTCCTGATAGTTCCCGGCGACCTGAAGATTGGTCATCGGCTGGCCGGAAGTCGACGGATACTTCGACAGGATCGCCTGGTTGCTGGGAGTAAGTCCAGCATAGTAGAGCGCATTCGCCGCGGTTCCCGCGAACCAAGCGTAGGCAGAGGCGCCCGTGACTGCCGCAACCGCCGCCGTGACGGCCTGGGTGCCGGTCGGAGCTGCCGACGCAACGGCCGAAGGTTTCGCCGAGCCACCGCCATAGGTGTCGGTTGAACCGTCGGCGTTGGTCTTGGTGACCTGCCCGAGCACACCACCCAAACCGGTCGTGGAGTTGTAGGTCGAATAACCCAACTGCCCCATGCCGGTGAGAGCAACACACGCGACGTAAATCGTCCCGTTGATGGTTCCGGTAACGCCCGAAACCGCACCAGCAACGAGAGCCGGAGTCGGTGTCGTGCCCAGCGGAAGCCCTGCGTTGCCATTGATGAGGATTTTCTCCTCGTCGATCATCAGGGATCGTAGGGAACTTTGGACCGAAAGCCCCAACGTATCCGGGGAGAGATTCCTTCCCGCGAGCCGCGCTTCGAATGTGACCGAGCTTTCGAAACCCAGGGTTCGGAATGCCGACAGCATGTCCTGTTCGGAAATCGCGATCCGGGCGCCGCGGTTGCCTTCCGACACGCCGCTCGACGCGCCGTTGACGTTGACTCCAGTGATCCGCTTCCAGTTGAACGCGGTGCCGCCATCGGCACTGACTCGCGGAAGCCGTGAAATCCGCGGAATCAATTCCCGATAGGGATAGAGCATCTGGACGACCGGGCGCAGGTCGTACCAAAGAAGGTTCGTTGCTTGCGCGATCGTATCGGCTTTAGCCAACCCGCCAAAGCGTTTGTCGATCATCGCCTGGAAGTTCTCATTCTCGAACAACGAGGCGACAAATTCGTTGCCGATACCATTCGGTCCCGTGAAGGGAACCTGCATCATGTTACCGTCGGGCATTCAAAGTCTCCTTGGATTGGGTTAAACGTGGGCGAACGTGCCCGACTTAGGAATTTTGTGCCTTGAAGCCGGCCCCTCCCTTGAAGTTGGGGTCGAACAGCACGCTCTTGCCGAAGGTGGAAGGATGAGTCAGCATGTTGCCGATCACCCGCGCGGTTGCAGCCGTGTGGGCGTGCTCGTCGCCGGACATCAAGGCAGCAGGATCGACGCCGTCGAACAGCGTTTTCGTCGCCTCGTTGTTTGACGCAGCATTCTTTCCGTTGCCGGAGAAGGCTTTCGTCACATCGAACGAATAGGGCCGGCGACCGGAAGGACCAATCGGCGCCCGTTCCAGCAATTCGACCTTGGCTTCGGCAGCAGCAGCCTTGGCGATCGCTTCAGCGTGGTCGACCGAAATCATGCCTTTGCTCTTTGCCGACTTGCCGGGATAGACGCCACCGTCGACCGGATACATCGGAGGTTCCGAACCACGCCCCGAACCCGGACCGGCAGACGTAAGATCGCTCTGATTCAGATCCTTCACTCCCGCAGGAACCTGGTAGAACTCGTTCCCGTCGGTGGTTTCCTGGCCCCGCTGGCCGGCGCGAGAAGCAGCCTTCTTCAGCTGACCATCGGCAGCCTTGATGAAGGTCTTCATGGTCGTCAGCTCGCCGAAGGCTTTCTGAAGCGATCCCATGACCTTGCCCATGTCGAAGTCGCCGTCGTCATCCATCGGCGGCTTCTTGCCGGCCTTGATGAGAGCTTGTTTCGACAAGTAGGCCGCCTTCAAGACCTTGTGGGCGTCCTCGATCGCCGCAGCCGCGCCACCGCGAGCCTTCTTGACCTTCTTCAAGTTCCCCCTGGCGTCGGCCATGCGAGCCGCCCGAGTCATCGGAGAACCCTGCCGAGCCTTCTGGACGACATCCGCCATCCCGTTCTCGATCAGCCACTTCGTCAACGCGTCACCCTGTACTGTCATCGTTCTGTCCTCAGAAGGTTGCACAAATTTCAAGTCCAAAAAATCCTCGTCCGCGCCATTGCCGCCTTTCTGAAGGTCGAGGTCGACCTCAAGCATCGACTCATGGCCAGATCGACGCTTACCCAAAGAAGCCCCATCGCGGCGAGGCTTCTCTCCGGCGTCCAGGGTCAGAAAGGACAGCTCGGACGCAGGACTTGGGTCAAGTTTCAGAAGCGAGTCTTCGGCGGACTGGATCAACGCCGAAGCTTCTTTCTTTTTCCAGTTGTCGGGAAGTGTGACTCCGAGAGCTTCCGCCCGCGCTTTGATATGCGCCCGAGCCTTGGAAGGGTCTTTCGCCCGACCCACAGCTTGCCGGGCATTGGCAAGATCAGACCGGTTGGCAATCGGAAAGGAACCGTCGGGAAGGGCAGCCCCAGTCCCAGCGAGTCGAGAACGTTCCTGTTCCGAAACCTCACGTTTCTTGATTTTTTCCGCCTTCTTCGCGGCTTTCATGCACTTCTTGCAGTCGAGAAGCCCATGTGCAGCGCATTTCATCGGAGCAGGAAGTGACAGTCCATCGTGAGCCGCCGGTGGGGCCTTCGCGAGAGTCCGAACTGCTTTCGCCATCTGGCCGAGAGCACGCGCTTTGGGGTCCCGGGGCGGAGAAGCGGTCTTGACGAGATAACCAACAGTCGAGTCGGTAAAGGCTTTCGCCGACTTGGCAATTGAAAACGGACATTCCGGGTTCGCTGGCCGGTCGACAATCGAAATCTCGACCAGGTCGATCTCGGTAATCGTGTTCCCGGTTTTGGCGAGCTTCCGCCCACCGATCGAATAGCCCTTGTAAACGCCTTCGAGAACCTTCTCCACCGCGGCCTTGTCGACGATCTTGGAAGTAAGGAACAGTCCCTTTTCGTCGACGTTGGCTTCTTTCGCGACTCCGACCGCTCGCGGCTGGTGCATTTCGCGAATGTTCCGCCAAGCCATATAACCCGGAAGGGCTTTTTTGACAGCATCAAGGCTGACAATTTCGCCATCGAGATCCAACGCCGGCGTTGACGCATAGCCCGAAATCGTCACCGACCCGTCGTTCTGCTTCTCAACCTTCGAAATCGGAAGGAAGAGTTTGAAATCATCCGGCATTTCGCTTACCTTCCCAAGAGGTTTTCGATCGAAGTATCGACACCAACCGTTCGGCGAAGTAATCCCCTGAACGAGGGTGCAAGAGCTTGGACCTCGAAACATAGAACAAAGCGAACAATGTTCCGACGTCGAAGATCTTGAAACATACCGAGCGGCGTCTTGACCAATTTTGTTCAAGGTACAAATTCTGGGTGTTGGCCCAAAAAAGACTTTGAGTCTAGTCTGGGCCACCCAGTCCGCGAAAGGCTCCAGTCAGCTAGGCTGTATGCTGTCACCAGCGGCACCCGTCGACAGAGTCGGTGGGCAGCCTCGGCCGACACGTAAGCGATTACGTCACGTGCCCAGTCGCGCCACCTCGGGCTGGCCGTTCCGTCAACGCAATCGAGTCCCTGAGCCGGCGAAAAATCGCCGCAGCCCGCCGCCTCTTTCAGTCGGCAAACTTGGCCCACTAGACCGCTGCGTATCTGAAGCGCAAATTTCAACGACCGAAACCTTATCTCACCAGGTATCCGGCGAAAACATGGACTCCCAGCAACAGGATCGCCACGAACGCGAGCCAGGTAGTCGCATAGGGCCGGTAGGGTTCAACCGGCTGGAAAGGCAGAAGGGCCAAGAACCAGAGGAACATGGTCACGACAAAAAGGATCTCGATAATCATTCTTGGCCCCCTTTTCTCTCCGAGTTGGCTGGTTCGCCCTAAGGCTGAAGATTCTGGGCGCCGGCGCCGGGCAGGAGTCCCGTTCGCAACTGAAGCAATAGCTGACTGATCATCGCCGTCGCGTCATTGTGGACGGCTGCACCGCCGTAAGTAATCACGTTCCCGGTCACGGGATTGACCAGAACCGCCAAGGTCGCCGCGTTGCCCTGGGCGTCTGTGACAGTGTAGGTCGTGGTGCTTCCCGAAGTCACTTTCGTTACCGTCGCCATCATACTCTCCTTTGTTGAAGGTTAGGCTCGATTCAAGTCCTTACGTGCATTGCGTTTGGAAACTGACTAACTAAAAGATTCACTGGCCTTCCGAACGGTCTTTTGGCAAAAACCGCAACGAAGTCCGACCAGCCTTCTGAGCCAGGTGGACGAATAAACGACTCAATGAGTGAAATTGGCTCCAGATTTCTCTCACCCCAACGGGCGAGAGCTATCCCTGCGTCGGGATAGAACCTCCAGGCGTCGATAGGATGATTATGGACTGCTCCTGCAACAGGAGCTGAAATGTAAATAAATCCTCCGGGCGCTACGATCCGACACATTTCGGAAAAGGTGAGCCAAAACATATCGTCGTGTTCGAAACAGGAAGTCGAAACGATGAGGTCAAATTCCTCACAAACAAATGGAAACCGATGCGGATCGTCAAGAACCACGTTCACGTTCGGGCCGGAAGAAATGTCAGTTCCGCAGTAGTTCATATCGTCAGGAACATAATCTTTTAACGTTCCATTGACATCGAACGAGCCCACGTCGAGGACAGACTTCTTCCCCGGCCCATAGGTTTCGAAGAATGCCTTCCCCGTCTCTCTGGCTGTATCATGCACTGATAAGAGTCCTTGCCTGAGTCCAGAACTCCGCCCACTCGGGCCTGGAACGAACATAGTCGTTCACCAGTTCGAGTCGGGAGAGAAGTTTGTCCGGGGAGAGGACTTTTCCCCAGTTGAAAATCCCATGAAACCCGAAACTTGAAACCCGTTCGGTTCGTTCGAAAGAGAATTTTCTTGCTTCTGACTCTAAGCCGAAGCTAAAGCCCAAGAGTTCCAGGGTCTTTCGATAGTGCCGGCAAATCGCCACGTCTTCGGGGTTCGCCAGTGGAAAAATTTGTTGGTTCTTAGCAATGAATTTCGCCAAGTCGGTTGATCGAAGGCTAAATCCACCGTTTCCGACGTTGAGCCCGTCCCGATGCCACCACGGAGCGCCGATGTAATCTCGATCCAGCCAATTCGGGTTCCAATTCCCTGCGTCAAGTACCCAACCGTCCCATTGAACGACGAGGAAATGACTGGTCTTGACTGTTTTCGGCACATCGTACCAGAGGATTTTTCCAACTTCTTCGAAAGATTTCGCCCCTGTGGGAATCACATCACAGAAGGGAAACTGTTTCCGATCGCTCCAAACCAGAATCTCCGCCGGCTCGATCTCACGAACTGTGTCCTTGATTGCTTCGAGGGCCAAGCTGTGACAAACCGTGTCAATGACCACAACCGTCACATCTGGAAGGGAGATCTTCATGGAGTCACCAACATCAGCGGGACCTCGAAAATTTTGATTCCGGTTCGTTCTTGTTCTCGATCTAACCAGAAGCTCCAGATTCGTTCGGACAGAAAGCCCAGAATCCGATGTTGGTAGGAGTTCTCAGGCACAGAAACTGTTCTCAGGAGGCTCTGGGAAAGATCCCACCAAAATTCCATATACCGGGCGAAAATCTCCCACCGAGTCAGAAAGATGTTACAAACATGATAGGAGTTTCGTTTGGAATATCTTTCAAAGTCAGGAACAAGCGCCAACATCTGGTTCCAGGCTTCGTTTCCATGAGCCTCGCAGAATTGTTCCCCGACCGTCAGATTCCGATTCATTTGCCAAGCCCTGGGGACGATCACGTCGAAGTCCTCAACCCAAGCGGGAATTTCTTCCTGCGGTTGGGGCTCTGTGACTTCAATCTTCGCCCTGGAGTCAGTGTTTCTCAGGTCCAAGTATCTCCGATAATGCTGGAAGCCGACCCAGAACATAGGATTTTTGTTCTTCCAGATCCAGAAGTGTGCCCGCATCTCAGCTAAGGTTTCAAGATGCGCGATGTTGTTTCCGATTGGCCGGCCGACAAAGATAGCCTGACAAGCGTCTGTGGACTCGTGCGGGCGCGCTTGGTGGTAAATGGTATAAATCACGCTGCAATCTTCCTCTGGACCAGACCCAGATTGATCTGGTTAATTGCCGCTGTGACTGGGCCTTTCCAATCGCCCGGAACTGATTGTCTGAAGATTCTCATTCCCGAGTACCAGGGCTCGCCCGATCCATTCTCAATGTTCCACCATCTCCAGCAGTTGGAGAATTGGGCTAGCATGAAAGTCGGTATGCCCAGCGCCCCCGAGAGATGGGCGACCGCAGTGTCAACTGTCAAAACCAGATCCAAGCCTGAAATGAATTTCGCCGTTTCGTAGAAATCTGAGAACATTCCGGTTTCGTCGGAAACAAGACCTTCAAGACCCAGGTTTGAAATGTCTTCTTCGTTGGTCCCTTTCTGAAGTGACCAGATTTTGAATTTCGGATTCTCGATCAGGGGGAGAAACAGCTTCAAGTCAGCTTCTCTTCGCCGAGCGTCCATCTCGGTTCCACGGCGGCCAGAAGCCCAACAGAGTCCGATGTTAAAATCAGACTCGAACTTTCTCGGTTCCGGGACCTTCAAATAAGCCTTTGATGAAACGTCCTTTGGCGAGTCAATTTCCAAATATCTCATTGCCGAATACATTGGACTCTGATAATCAAAGCCCTTCATGTTTTCTTCGTTCATGTCCTCAATCGGCAAGATGTTCAGGTTCCAATCCTGGGCAGAAAACAAGTTCTGAAGGGTTCTGGGAACTCCCAGAGTCACATCTGCCCAATCCCAGTCGGCGAGGTCACGAAAGAATCTTGAACACATGATCGTGTCGCCAAGACCTTGTTCGCCATGAATAAGGATTCGGGTTGCTGTCAGATTTTCTCCCTTCCACTCGGGAATGTGATAATCCCACGGTGGAAGGTGAACCAAGGTATCCCACCGGGACTCATACAATTCCCAACCTTGTTTCAGGTTTCCCAGGGCCATAAAGGCATGGGCTTTGTCGTTCTTGATTCCGTGACCCCTTGATCCGAGCTTCTCTGCGCGCTCGAACGCTGCGATCGACTGTTGATATTTTCTCTGCCTCAACAGACACAACGCCAGATTATGGTGGATGCTCGGAGACTCTGGACTCAGTCCTATCGCCTGATCGAAGGCATATTCGGCCAGGTCCAACCGCTCCAGCCTTGTTAGAAAGTTCCCCAACAGTTCCCAGAAGTTTCCATTGAAAGGAACCAGGTCGACGAGCTTCCAGGCTAATGCTGCTGCACCTTCAAGTCGGTTAGTCTCGGCCAACACGACGCACAGGTTCGCGATGGCTTGGACACAGTTCGAATCCAGTTTCAGAGCTGCGAGATAATGAAGCCGAGCAGCCTCAAGATCTCCTTGACTCTGAAACTCGATTCCCGTCTGTACTAGCGCAGCAGCGGTGGGCAACGGATCAGACTCCCTTCAGGTCACCGGCGAATTGAAGTTCGCGATGACGTTGTAGGTGTGGGTGCCGTTGGGCGCCGTCGACGGAGTGAAGCAAGCTGCAGCAGTTGCGACGCTCGCAACGCCCGAGTCCACGCCATCGACCTTCAGATCCAGGACCGAGAAATCGACATAGCCTGGGTCGGCCATGACGCCCAGCTGGTTCAGCGTGTCCATCTGGATTCCTGGGCTGGCGCCGCCGGCGACCGCAGTAACCACAAGCGAATTCAGCTTCACGATGCCCTTGGAGATGTTCTGACTCAGAACCGTGCTCGCCGCAGTCACGGCCGAAAGATTGTCGACCGTGGTGGTTCCATCGAGCGCAATGTAGGAAACTGCGACATTTCCCGCCGTGATGGCAGAGGTCCCGGGGTCAATTCGAACGGAAGCTAACCTGGCCACATCCGGCTGGTTGGCGATCGTCTTGGTGCCGTTAGAAAACGCCGTTGACGCAACCAACTGCCCGACCGCGCCGGCAGCGGGAGTGGTGATGGTCTGTTGCCGAGTCGTTGCTCGAACGTAGCTGCATCCTGCCGCGAGCAAATTTGCCGCGTCCCGGGTGTCGACGGTAATGAGGCCGTCTGCCGGGACTTGCACATTTCCCGAAAACCCGGTTTGAATCAGTCCGCCGATCGCGGCGGCATTCAACTGCACTGTCGACATTTACCTTCTCCTTT